CATGCCGTCCTCGAGCTTCGCCGCGGAGCGGTTGCTAATTCCTCGCGTGTACAGCATCTGGCTGATGTACTGAAGCTCGATGCCGGACCGCGTCGCGATCGCCTTGTGGCTTCCGGCCTCTTCGATGAGCTTCTTGAGACCGCGACGGCGAATCGCGAGCGGCTCAGGGATTTTCTTCTTCTTGGCCACGTTGTTGCCCATTCTGCGACGCGAATAGCAAGCTGCTACAGACGCACGGCGCTATTGACACGCAATAGCAGAACGCTATAGTTCACGTCCCATGGACCTTCGAACCTTCTGGGACAAGCACGACGCGGCCGGGCGTGAGAGCTTCGCGAAGCGGGCGGGCACGAACTCCGCCTATCTCTCGCAGCTCGTCTACGGGCACCGACGGCCGAGCCCGGCCCTTGCCAGAGCTCTGAACGTGGCAAGCGATGGAGAAATCCCGCTCGCTTCGCTGCGGCCTGATCTCTGGTCGGAGTCCGAGAACGGCGAGGCGCTCAAGCGTCCACGGTCCGCAAATGGTCAACGGGGTCGACGTAGCGCCAGGGTGACGGCCTAGTTTCATCTCAAGCCAGCGTACCGCGCTGGCTTTTTTGCGCGCCGAGTCAGCTAGTTATGGAAAGTCAAGGGGCTGATTACGTCGAAAGGGCGCCGCGTTATGTACGAGCGGCGCGCGGGCAGGGGAGCCCATGACGCGCAACGCTACGCCGATTCGGTCGCGCGCAGATCGCGCAGCTCGTAGTTCGAAAGCCCCACCGATGAGCGTCGACGAAAAGCTCAGCTGGGCGCTCTTCATCATCCTCGCCGCGCTCACCGTCTTCGTGTGCCTCAAATGAGGCTCGTCGCGCGCCTGCGCCGTTGGCTGAGGCCGCGGCACGTCGGCGTGCTCCGGCCGCTGCCGCATGTTCGCACCTGCCCGCGCCGCGCCGTCGATCTTTGGTTCGGTGGCAGCGGCAAGAAGCTCATCGAAGACCAGCCCGAAACGATCGTCGTGCTGCCGCACATTCCGGAGGGCGAGCTACGCCGCGGCCGCGTCTCGCGCGAAGCCGACGGCCGTGAGCGGCGGCAGAGGGGGGCACGTTGAAGGGCGTCGAGCTCACCGGACCGTGCCCTTACTGCAGCTTCGTTTTCGCCGCAAAGGTTCGCGATATCAGGGGCGAGATGCGCGTGGAGCGCTGCCTCGACTGCAAGCAGCTCTTCGTCTTCGAGGCAATGGTGCCGCGCATCGAGCTGCGCACGCACAAGCTCGCGACCGTCGACGTCGGCAAGACTCTCGACGAGCTCGGCGGCGTCAAGCCGACAAAGGAACGCGAGCGCAACAAAGGTCCGATCGTCGTGCCTCGCTCGCGCGTTCAAGAGGTCAACGGGAAATACGGCAACGGCCCCGAAAAGGACATCGACTAGATGGCGCGGATCCGCTCGATCAAGCCCGAGATCTGGATGTCGCCGCAGGTCATGAACCTTTCGCACGGCGCGCGGTTGCTCTTCATCGGCCTCATCACGCAGTCCGACGACGAAGGCCGCGGCACCGCCGATCCGCGCCGCGTCAAGGCCTCGATCTTTGGCGGCGACGACGTCACGTCCGAGCAGGTGCGCCAGTGGCTCGAGGAATGCACGAAGCAGAGGCTCGCCACGGTCTACGAAACCGAGTCGCACGGCGCCCTCTATCAGTTGCCAACCTGGAAACAGCACCAAAGCATTGATCGCCCGAAGAAATCTACATACCCGGGACCCAGCGATCGCCGAGCCGTCGACGATCCTTCGTCGAACGATCGACGAACGATCGACGATGCGTCGCGCGACCATGCGCGGGGATCGGAGGGATCGGAGGGATCGGAAAGATCTTCGCGTGCCGCTGTGGATAACTCAAGCGGCGGCGGCGGAGCAGGGCGACTCGGCGCACCCCCACCCCTGAAGAGGTTTTCAGATTCCTTATCCCCTTCCCCGCCCCAAGACGCGAACGGCCACGACAAGCGCTCGTTCCAAACGATCAAGGACAGCGTCGCGTCAATCGCGGAGAAGTTCGCTACCTCGGATCCGGACCGCATCTACTCGCTCGGCCACGCGAGCATGAAGCTCTCGCGCAAGCAGTGTCGCGTCGCGGTGCAGCAGCTACGCGAGGACGGATTCTTCGAGCAAATGCAGAAGGCGGCCGGCGCATGAGCACGCCCAAAGTAGGCGAATCTGCGCGCTCGGATATCTGGCGCGGCCCGACGCCCACCGAGGAAGTGTGGCTCGCGCGGAAGCTCGGCCGAACTGACATCGTGCTCGGCGCAACGACCGCCGCATCGCGTCACGAAGGTTTCCGGCGCGTGATCCGCGATCGCGGCCTCGCCAACGTCGAGTGCGGGCGGAAGGGCGGCGTGCCCGAAACGTACGGCGCGCTCTACGCGCGCTGGTACGGCGAGCCGGTGCAATGACGCCGCGCCTCATCCTGCTCGCGATCGAGCTGGCGGTGCTCGTCGCTGCGCGGATCGGCGCGCGCATCGGCAGCGAGTGGTCGGCGCGTCGATCCTTTTGCGCGCTGCTCGTAATCGTTTTTGCAATCGCTGCGGTCGGATCGCTCGCCGACCTAGCGGCGCTTTGGGTCATCGGAAAGCTGTAGCGACTAACCAATGGAGACACACAGATGGGGAACACGAACCTGACTCTCGGCATGCGTCACGCGAAGATCGGCGCGAGCGTCAACACGCGCACCGAGAAGCATGGCGACGACGACGTGCCGGCCTGCGACATTCCGCTCGAGGGCCTGATGCTCGAGGCGGGCGAGCTCGACGCACTGCTCGGCGCCGGCGCGCACAAGGCGCTATTCACGAAGAGCAAGGATCTTCACGAGCCGAAGTTCTCGATGCTCAAGGCCCTCGCGCTCGCCGACAAGTTCGAGGACGCGTGCGTGATCGTCGAACTCGCTGACGAGTCCACGCTCGAGGTCGCGTGCCGCATCAAGGGCGTGAAGCTCGAGCCGCAAACCGGCGGCCTCACGTCCTGCGATCTGCAAATGCAAGCGACGCCGACGGCCGAGGACATGGCGCTCGTGTTCGCGCACTTGAACGCTGAGGTTCGGGCTGAGGTGCGCTTCGGAAAGCGCGCGGTGAAGGGCAAGAAGCAGCCCGAGTTGCCGATGGGCTCGCATTCGCAAGCGAGCGACGATGACGCCGACGAGACGCGCACGGCGCACTGATGGCTGCGCAGCTCGGCATCGGCGTGCGTGTGCGGATCGGATGGGCGCCGGCTGCGCAATTCGCTACGCGGTTCGACTCACGATTCAAGATCGGCACGATCGTCCGCGGCCCTCTGGATCTGAAGGGCGGAGAAGTCTTTCTCGGCTCGCGGATGGTCGGAGGCCGCTACTGGTCCGTTGACGTCTGCGGGCATCTACATTGCACGCATGAAAGCCTGCTTCTGCCATTCGACGGTGGCGACTCGGGCACCGAGCTCGTCGACGAAGAGCTCGAGGTCACGGCGTGATCAAACAGCGCGCGATCGTGTTCGACGAGAACGACTTCTTCGCCGACGCGGACGATCTGCCGTCGAAGCTCGCGCGCAAGATCAAGCGCAACAAGAACGAGCGCTTCGAGAACGATCTCGCGATGCAGATCCGCGCTCACAAGATGCCCGAGCCTGAGCGGCAGTACCGCTTCGCCGAGCCGCGTAAGTTCGCCGCCGACTTCGCGTGGCCTGGCTTGCGCGTGCTCATCGAAGTGCAGGGCGGAATCTGGATGCCGGGCGGCGGCGCGCACTCTCGACCGATGAACATCGAACGCGACGTCGAGAAGCTGCAGCTCGCCGCGATCTACGGATGGACGCTCGTCCCGGTCACAACGAAGCAGGTCAAGAACGGCGAAGCGATCGCGGTGCTCGAGCGCGTGCTCGCAGTACGAGGATGGAGACGATGAGCGAACAAGTCGATAGCGATACGAAGCAAGTCAACGGCTCGAAGGCCGAGCCGACGCTCGACGAGCTCAAGCAGCAGTGGTTTCACGAGTTCGGTCAGGTCTTCGCGAACAGCCGGATGGTGCCGACGCCGCAGGGCATGAGGCCGAACGTCGACACGCTCCACACCGACATTCAGGTGCGCCTGTGCATCTGCCACGTCGACATTCTGCTCGACATGATCTTCGCGTCCGGCCTGGTCAACAAAGACGCCTTCACGAAGCGGCTGATCACGACGCTGCAAAACCACGTGCACGAGATCACGAGCTCAAAGCCGCGGATCGTGGTGCCGAAGTGAACACGCTCCCGATCTCGCTCTGCGACGTATGCCGAGCGCCGGGACAGTGCTGCAAGTCGATCTGGCTATCGCGCGACGACGAGGCCCTCACGCTTTGGGACGACGAGGACAAAGACGAACAGCTCCGAGCGCTCGGCCTGCCGTTCCATGTCACCGAGACGGTGGCGACGTTCACGGCCGAGGACAGCGGTCGCAAGTACTCGACCCACCGATATCGATGCCCCGTGCTGCGCGCCGACGGCCGCTGTGGCGACTACGACAAGCGCCCAGGTCTCTGCCGTCGCTATGCAGCGGGGGAGGACGGCCTTTGCGCGATGTTCGTCCCGGCCGCGTGATCGACTGGGTCGACAGCGCGTGCAAAGCGTGGGGCAAGTGCACGCGCTGGATCGTCTACGGCACGGGCGCCGAAGGCTATCCGTCGAAAGACACGATCGCCAAAGCGCAGGACGGCCTGCTCAATCTTGCGGCCGGCACAGTGCAGCAGCACTTCCCCGAGGTGCGCTTCGGCGACGCCCTCGACGTCGCTCGAGCGATGCGCGGCGAGCCCGAGGGCACGCCTTCGCGGCCGCCAATGCCGATCGATCTCACCGCGACGGTCTACACGCAGTATGTCGTGCGCGCGAGGATCGAGAGACGCGTCTCGGTGCTCGGCGAATTCCTGCGCGTCGAGCTCTCGATGTCCGAGTATTGGCGCAACGTCGACCGCGCGCACTACTTCCTCGCGGGGCGGATTCCGGCGAAATGACGCCGCCGAAAACTGTTCCAACAAAAAAACCAGCGCCGCGCAACGCTCGCAGCTTGACGGCGTAGTCCAAATGGCGTAGATATCCGCGCCGATAGTCCAACCTAGCGAAATTGTTCCCGACGACGCCGGCCATTGAGCCGGCGTTTTCGTTTCCGAGCACCGCACCATGAACCGAGGCAACGCTGGCAAGGGCCGCAGGAAGGGCGTCCCGAACAAGGCGACCGCCGACGCTCGCGCCGCAATCGCGCTCTTCGTCGACCGCAACTCGCCGCGGCTACAGCGCTGGCTCGACCAGGTCGCCAACGGCGTGAAGGCGAAGTTCAAGACGACGCGTTCGGACGGCACCGAGGAAATCACCGAGCGCTTCGTAATCGAGCCAAACCCCGCGAAGGCGTTCGAGCTGTTCCAGTCGGTGATCGAGTATCACGTGCCGAAGCTCGCGCGCACCGAGCTCACGGGCGCCGGCGGCACGCCTCTCGCGCCACCGCAGGTCAACATCGGATTCGGCAACGGCGGCCCTGGCGGGTCGTCCGCAGCAGAGTAAATCGCGCCCATTGAAATCTGTCAGTGATGGACATGGCGCATCGCTTCAACACGTAACTTTGGAGGATGCAACATGGGACTTCGCTTGAAGATGGTCGTGAACACGGTGAAACGCGGCGCTGGCAATGACGGCGCCGTGCAGTACGAAGAGATCACCATGTCGGCGGTTTACTCCGACAAGGAAGGCTCGCCCAACAAGCAGTGGTCGAAGTGGACGCCCACAGGGCAGCTGTCGTTCACCGTGAGCAACCCGGACGCTTTCGGCCAGGTGCTGCCGGGCATGTTCTTGTTCGTCGACCTTAACGAGTGCGACAAGGACGCCATCTAACGCGGTGAGCTCGGTCGCGGACCCGATCCTCGCGCCGAAGGTCCGCGACCTCTTCTTCGACGCCGGCGGCCAGTGGATTCCGTCGCGCTACAAGGTCATGTGGGGCGGCCGCGGCGGACTGAAGTCGTGGGGCTTCGCGCGCGTTGCCGTGATCCTCGCGACGCTGCGCAAGGTGCGCGTGCTCTGCGGCCGCGAGGTGCAGAAGTCGATCGCCGACAGCGTGCACAAGGTGCTCGTCGAGCAGATGGAGATGCTCGAGCTCCGGCACTACTTCGACGTGCAAGACACCTGGATCGGCGCGCGCAATACCGGCTCGGAGTTCATCTTCGCGGGCTTTCGAACGGATCCGCGCAAGGTGAAGTCGACCGAGGGCGTCGACATCGCGTGGCTCGAGGAAGCGGAGAAGCTCTCGACAGAGTCGTGGCGCATGCTCACGCCGACGGTGCGTAAGCCGAGCTCCGAGATCTGGGTCGGCTTCAACCCCGACATGCCTGGCGATCCGACGGCGGAGCTCTTTCTGAGCCCCTCGCGCGAGCGTCCGCCGCGCACGCGGATCATCGAGACGAACTGGCGTGACAATCCGTGGCTCTCGGCCGAAATGCGCGAGGAAAAAGACTACCTCGCGCGCGTGGATCCGGACGCCTACCAGCACGTTTGGGAAGGCAAGTTCCGTCAGAACGGCGGCTCGCAGATCTTCGCGGGCAAGTACGTTGTCGAGTCCTTCGAGCCTGTGCTCGCCGGCGACGGCAAGTGGGACGGCCCGTATCAGGGCGCTGACTGGGGCTTCGCTCAAGACCCATCAACGCTGAATCGCTGCTGGATCCACGGACGCAAGCTCTACATCGAGCGCGAGGCGTGGCAGATCGGCTGCGACACTCACAAGCTCGCCGACATGTTCGACGCTGGCGTGCCGGGCTGGCGCGGCGTCGTAACGCGCGGCGACAACGCGCGACCCGAGACGATCAGCTACCTGCAGCAGCATGGATGCGGTCGGCTCATCGGTGTCGAGAAGTGGTCGGGCAGCGTCGAGGACGGGATCGCGTTCCTTCGCCAGTTCGAGCAAATCGTCATTCACCCGCGGTGCCGGCACACGATCGAGGAAGCGCGCCTCTACAGCTACAAGGTCGATCGACTCAGCGGCGACGTGCTCGCGGACGTCGTCGACAAGCACAACCACTGCTGGGACGCGATCCGCTACGCCCTGCAGCCTCTGATCCGCAACGCCAACACCGGCTTCCTCGCGTTCATGGGTGAGGAAGTTAAACGCATGAACGAGCGCCGCGCGCGCGAGGAACAAACTCGATGAGTACGGCGCCCGGCGCGATCAAGACACCGCTCGAGCCGAGCCTGATCGCGCGCGTCGCGCAGGGCGTTCGCTACGCGTTCACCGGCCGCGTGCCCGATTGGTTCGGCCCGGGCGAGCCGCTCGCGCCCGTCGCCCCGGAGTCGGTGCGCGGCCGGCAGTTCGACTTCCCGTTCGGCGTCAACACGGCCACTGGCGGGACGCGCTACGAGGGTGGCGCGGACCAGCGCATCGGCTTCACGGACTTGCGCCGCCTCGCGGACACGTCCGACCTTGTTCGCCTCGCGATTGAGACGCGCAAGGACCAGATGTGCCGTATTCCGTGGCGCATCGTTCCGACTGACACGGACCTCGAGCGCGACGCTCGCTGCGATGAGCTCGAGACGTTCCTGCGCGAGCCGGACCGCGAGCACGACTGGGCGACGTGGCTTCGGATGCTGCTCGAAGACCTACTCGTGATCGACGCGCCGACGATCTACCCGCGTAAGACGAAAGGCGGCGGGGTCTACTCGCTCGACCTGATCGACGGCGGGACGATCAAGCGGCTCGTCTCCGATGACGGTCGCACGCCGATGCCGCCGGATCCGGCGTATCAGCAAGTGCTCAAGGGTCTGCCGGCCGTCGACTACACGCGCGAAGAGCTGCTCTACGTGCCGCGAAATCAGCGCACGAACCGCGTGTACGGCTTCTCGCCGGTCGAGCAGATCGTCGTCACGGTGAACATCGCGCTGCGCAAGCAGCTGCATCAGCTGCAGTTCTACACCGAGGGCTCGGCGCCCGACTTGATGCTCGCGGTTCCAGAGGCCTGGCAGCCTGAGCAGATCAGGCAGATGCAGGAATACTGGGACGCGCTGCTCGCGGGCAACACGGCGGAGCGGCGCAAGACGCGTTTTATCCCGGGCGGCATGACGCCGTTCGACGTGAAGGCCGGCGCGCTCAAGGACGAGTACGACGAGTGGCTCGCGCGCGTGATTTGTTACTGCTTCTCGCTGCCGCCGACCGCGTTCGTCAAGCAGATGAACCGCGCGACCGCGGAGAGCTCGCAGGACG